CGCAGACGTTTGTGTCGCTGGAAGGACCCGCAAGTATTCCCGCTGTGCACATACGAGCACAAAGATTATGATCCAACTTGGCAGAAGATATCTCTGCATCGCTATTCGCCGAGGAAGTGTTTGCGTTCATGGTCAAATATCTGGTCAAACTTTCCATTAATGAATTTTATTGTGCTATCCATGATCCGCTTGCTTCCCATCAGGCCAGCGACGCCCGGACCGAGCAGCTCTTGCAATGGACGTCTTCTCTTCCCCATCCGTTGCACTACGGCAATGCGACCAGATTTGAACCGGACAATGAATGGATCTGAAATTCCCTTTCTGGGATCTTGCGAGACGATCTTCCTTCCTGATGATATCTTGACGAGGACCGATACGGCGCCACCGGTTGTCCCGGATGCACCGTGCCACAGCGATCCTGCCTGTTTTGCTCGCTTTGTATATTGGAATCCACCTTTCTTGCTTGCCTTTACTCCTACCTGCCTTGCCCCAAAAGATGAGAGGGCAGAACCAAGGCCGCGGCCGATGATGATCGCCTCGAATCGGTTTCCGCTTGACTTGGAGGTAAGTCGAAGAAAATTACGAAGCTTCCCAGCAGGCATATTATATTCTTCCCGTATCTGCTCCGAGATATGCGTCTTCGCTTGGGCGGCTACTTTATTTATGGCGCTATGAGCCGCGCTCCTGATTTTGCTTGAATCACATACAGCCAGCGCCTCTTTGATGCCATGTACTTCTACTTTTACATCCATCTCACACCTCCGTTATTTCCTTGATTTTAATGAGGCCACTTGTAATCAAGTGATCAAGATCGGCAGAGGCCTCAAAGAAAAGATGTTCTACGTTCACGGCGATCTGCCATCGACTCGTTCCATTCGCTTTCCGCAGGCCTGGATGAAAACTCAACGCCGGCATTCCATTGCGATTGACGACCTGGATACCACAACCTTTATTTAACTTGAGGTATTCGGACAGGCGAACCACCGCGGCGCTGTCCTTCCAGGATGACATCGACCCGGGTGCCGTGGTTTTCTTTCTGGTAAGTGGGTCGTAAACATCCTTTAATTGGTCGATTCCCATCTTTTCATCCTCATAGTGAATATATTTGTAAGTATTCTTCTATAGCCGGTCCGGGTGGTCCGGGTTCGGTCCGGGTGAATGTCCGGGTCAAGTATTTGATATTGTTTAACGGTCCGGGTGGTCCGGGTGTTTTCTAATATAAAGTAAATATAGAGTCAGAAGAAGAATTGAATTTACCGCGCGCGCGCGTGTGTGCGCGCATGTGCATTATGTTGCATTTCACCCGGACCACCCGGACCGGCTTAGTTAACATGTTGAATTTTAAAGTGCAAAACTGGTCCGGGTGGATTAATTTCACCCGGACCGAACCCGGACCACCCGGACCGGCATCGGCGGGTCTGATATCCTTGGGGGGCGGGCAGAGCACAAAGGGGGAGCGGGGGATAGCAAAGTTTGCCCTGCATGCACGGCTCAGAGATCGCAGGGGGCACGGGGCGCGTCCGCGATCAGACAAGGACAAAAAGGTACTGCCGGCGTGGATCATAACTCACCTTCACTTTTCTGATTGGCATACGCAATTCGGATACCCTTCAGGACATATTCGCGCCGGCCATCAATATGCGGTCGGTATTGCTCCAGATTATGTCGAGCAGCCTTCAGTTCCCGAAAGAAATTCTCCTCGCTGAATTTCTGATATCCTTTCTCTTTACAGTATGCCTCATAGCGATCGTAAAGTTCCTTCTTGGGCACCTTAAATTTAGGATCTTCAGCCTCTCCTATCTCACACTCATCCTCCAGGAAGCACAGCACAGGGTTATTGCTACGCCGGTAATCCAGCATGATGCGGTCCGTCTCATCGCATTGCGTGAAATCCTGCTGCTCCCATAGCCGTCGACGACCAAAGAGCGCCCAATGGAAGATCCCAGATAATTCGCCCTTCAGCGTCTCAAGTAAGTGCTTATCCCCACCGATCAGAAACTGCCGCTTAAACTGGACAGGCAGGATCTTGCGAAAAAACCCGTCTGAGTTATCCAGGACGCGAGGAAAGCGATTTGCCGCAAACGCCATCTTGCAGGTCGGTTCGAATTCGAATGAGTTTTCATGCTTGAATGCCGCCTGAACGGAATCTCCGGATACGATCGCCTTGAAGATCTTACTCTCCATCGCTTTAGATCCGACCTCCGTCGAGATATTCAGGAGCTTGCCGTAAAGCGACGATCGCTGAAACTGATCGTCTAGATCCTCGATATTGACCGCAGCGCAGTTCTTCGGCCCGACCAAGGACCGCAGGATCTTCAACATGGTCGATTTACCGTCGGCGCCGGGCCCCAAACACAGCAAGCACTTTTCAAATGCCGTCGACGGCGTCAGGCAGTAGCCGAAAAACTCCTGGACCTGGGCAATGACCTCAGGAGTCTGGATGGTTTCATCCAAGAACTGCAGCCAGCGCTTGCAGATCGGCACGCGGTCCGGACCATAGCTGACCGGGAACATATACGTGACATAGAAATCCTTGGCATGATCGGCCAGCTTATCTTCATCGATGCCATACATGCCGTTCTCCACGCAGAAATAGCCTTCCCGATCATTGATCTTGCGGCCCTCGGGAATGGTGCTGAGCATCCGGACCTGAAACGACACATCCTCAACGCGGCCTTTCTGAGCCTCGTTTTCCAAGTATCTCAGGCATACGGCCTTGATATAATCCTCATGGAGTATCTCCCAGAAGCGGTCATTCCACTTATAGAGAAGCCCGGTCTCCGGCTCATACATCAATGGAATGTCCTTCATAACTTGCTCTGCCAGGAGCCGCGCTTTGAAAGAGTAACGATTATTGACGCCGTAATCGTAGAATCGGTAAATGCCATCGGCATCCGCAGGGGGCGCGGGGACGAAAGGAGCCCAGGGTGGCGCCTCATTCACCAAGCGCCGGAAATCATCATCGCTTTTTTGGTGTCGAACGAAGAAATCCGTCAGGTCCTGCCCGTGATCGCGTGGAAGGGTTCCATCCGCAGCAACGCCCATGAATTCCGGCCATCTGATAACTGTGAGCGATCGCGTAATATTCGAAAGCGCGGCGGCGGCATTCTCTCCATGGACACGCCCCGGATTGTCGGCATCATAGGCGATAACCACATTGCGACCGCGAAAGGGATCCAAATGGTCAGCCGACCATGATTTCGTCTTCGATGTCTGTGTGATGGCATTCAGCCCGCGCGATAAGGCACAGATGGTGTCGGACTCGCCCTCACAGAGAATGATCGTTTGGACCTCCAGAAGGAGAAGCGGGAACAATCTCGCTTCTCCCAGGCCTTCGGCAAAGGAAATGATTTTCAGGCCCTTTTTGGCGCCCTGTGGCTGGTACAGCCGGATGTTTTGCAGGATACCAGCGGCATCCCTGATCGGAATAGCCAGACGTTCCGGCTTACGGATCTCTCTCAAGGTTCCGGACTTTTTGTCAAACCTCATCGTCTGCAAGCGCAGATCCAGAAGCTGGATAACCTCTTTCGACCATCCCCGCTCGCGTTCCAGGCGCTCAATCCAATCCGACGGCAACGACGGCATCTTCTCCCATGCCTGACGCATCAAGTCCTTTTTATCTTCAATGGACAGATCTACATCGGAACTGGATGGGGTAGGGGTAGTAGACGAACTCGTCCGTTGATGATGATCCTTCTTATCCAAGGAGATCCCGTATTGATCGCAAAATGCCTTGAATCCCTCTTTCTGGCCAAGGTTATGGACTTCACAGAAGAGTTTCAGCAGATCTCCGCTCGCCTCGCAGGAAAAGCAATGGTAAACGTCCGTTTTGAAATTGTAGCTGAATGACTGATTATGATCGCCGTGGATAGGACAAAGGCCATGCAACTCACCCTTGTGTTCTTCCCGGGACGTGATTTTGAAAAGTTCGGAGGCAATCCTGATCCGTTCTGCTTCAGAGAGGTGCTTGAGAGCGATACCCATTGAGATCCCGTTCAATTATAGAATTAAAAAAGGCAAGATCGTCTCTCCCGAGACTCCCTTGCCTTGGTTCAGTTCTGGTTCAGTGGTTTCTTGTGTTATTGTTGAATGATTACAAGTAGATATGGCGGAAGTGCATGGGAATCGAACAAACACATGAACGCTAAAAACGTTATAATATGAGTTACTTACAATCATTGTTTATGCCTTGGTGAAATGTTGGTACAAAATTACCACGTTTTTTCGTATCCCTTATTGGTAAAAATATCCTCTGCAAGTGTTTTCGCTTCTTCCTCATTAAGCAAACTTGTTCCATCCGGCTTTCTCCAAATGAGATGATCTTCTCCATTGTTCGCTGCATACAGAAAGTAAACGTTCTTTCTCTTTTTGACGATGGGAGGTTTTTTAAGAAATGGCAAATCGATAAAATAATCCCTGATCACAACCTTGGTCTCAATTAATTTATGTTTCCAATGATAAGCGGAGTGCTGATGCTTCTGCATAATAACCAAATTTGATGGGTCATCATTGGTTGGATCAAAATCCAAGTGATGAACGGCATACCCCCTTGGAACCTTGGGGAAAGAGGGGTTAAACTTTAACCAAACATAATTAGCTCTTGGCATTGTAGAGACGCAGTCGCCATTTTCAACCCTGACGAAGAATCTATTGTCACGGAAAAAAGTTTCAACGACTTCCATTGTCTTTCTTCTCCTGTATGAGTATGACTTTTCCCATTAATCTGCGCTTTGCCTCGATCTCCATTTCGGCGTAGGCATTCACACTATCCCGCCTTGCGTGATCGGTTAAGGTCTGCAGTTCGTCTACAGTGCCGCCTTTTTCATTGAGGAATTGCCAGCAGGCAGAATGCTTCGTTCCAGGGTAAAGGGATACAATAGGGATTTTCTTTCCGTCATCCCGCAATGTATATTCTCCGGCGTTGATGCAGGCCGTGTCCCATATATACTCAAGTGCTACGAGGGTGTAGTGCCTCCCCTTTTTTATCGTTTTACAGTCCCGGCTCTGATTGGTGAAAAAGAAGGGACCAAGGCCCTTGACCATCCTATCCATGATTGGCTTGAAAGATGGATTGCAGGGGACAGAATGCTCTTTGTGGGTCTTGGTGTAATCCACCATTTGGCGATTACTGAATGAACGACGGATGGTAAAGGCATCCAGGGAAGGATCGTAATCCTCTTTATAGAGGGCACAGGCCTCTGACGGTCTCCTGTAATGATACTTTAACCACCAAAAAATAGGCTGATGATATTCGGGAATTGCCCGGATGATCCCTTCCTGCCTGTCCGTCGTCAATCCCTTGCGTTTCTTTTCCACTATTCCGTATTTCTTTTTTTCGGGGAAGGGCGGTATTGACAGTATATGCCCAGACTTGCAGGCATAATCAAGACAGGCATGAAGGGCATACATGACGTTACGCTTGCCCTTCCCAACTCTCTGGATCTCACCCACGAGCTTGCAGAGAACGTCATATTTGAGTTCATGCAGTCGGTAAGGATTCTTCATCAGCCAGGGAATAAGGTGATTTTGGATGCTGTTCAGGTAATCCTTATATGTCGCAGGTGAGAGAGTCGGCTTTATTGATTCCAGCCATTTCCGCATGTAAGGGATCGTGTCAACTTTTTGTTCCAGATAACGCTCGACCTGGAAGGGAATGCCGAGCCGCGAGCAGCTTTCTTTGTCGCCTTGCATCATATGAAGGAGCTTGTTGGCCATAACCTCGCCTGTCAGGCCGTGGATCTCGCCATCTCGGCAAAGAAAGCCTTTGTAACGGCTAACCTTACGATTACCCCATTGAACATACCAATAATCGCGCTCGGCCCGGTATTTTACCTTTCCTCTCATACACACCTCCAGGAACATTACTGAACCTTGAAGGTTAATCTTTTGGGCGATTGCTGTCAACTTTGGTTTTCCTTCATTAATACGCATCTTAAATCATCCAGTTGATCCGGATCGAATATCGCATCGGCAAAGCCGTACATATTCTCGAAATACCCGTCAGGAAACTGACCGTAGATGAAAAGCAGTTTTCCTGATCCTTTGGCATAGCCTGCCTCCAGGTGAGCGCTGTTTCCGCAGGGATAAAGCATGAGCACGGCATCGGCCCAGGCACGAACCACAAACCAGAAGCCGAATTTCTGCATGTCGACGCCGGCGGTGAGGGCGATGGCGTCCGGCAAGGCAAGAAAGGAAAAGACGTTTGCCTCTTTGATGTCGTTGAAATGATCAGTCCATTTGAAACAATACCGACCGGTCGATGCATCGCAGAAACAATCCACCTCGTGGCCATCAACACGAAGCAATTGAGCGATGAGTTTCGCCCAGTCTTCGCACTTCCAGGATGTTGCGATGTAGATCTTCAAGCATCCCTCCATGGCAACTCATCATGCGTCCGGCCATCCAATTTCCTATGTTGTCGCGACGTAATGAGCACATCAATAATCGGGACATCTTTTCCGACATCGCCAAATACATCAAATAGATCTGGAATGTGCTTTCCCCAGGATTTAAAAAAGAACGTGACCCCTGCCGCAGAGCATTGATCACGGACGGAACGCAACCAATCAGGATGCATCGGCCTTGCGCCTGGGCCGGTCTCGCCGCCGAGGATGACGGCATCGATGTTGTCGGGTGCCATCCTGTGACCACCATCGTCTTCCGTGCCGAGATTGCCCATTTTGAAGAGATTTATTCCTAAGTTGATCGGCCCCAACATCGGCTCGATCGATAGAAACTTCTTTCCCGGAACCTTTCGAAAAACCGGGATCTTCTCGTCTGCCTCCTGTTGATTGCAGATGGTGAGGCCGTGCCAGATATGGTCACGCCCTGCATATCCCGACAAAGTGTTTTCTTTGAAATACCGGAGCATCTCATTCGGGCGTTTTGTGAGGATTAAATAAGTATGGCGATTACAACCAAGCATAGTAGAACAAGTATCTACCCTAAATTGTATCGGAACCGCCTCATGAAACAAATCGTTCCAAACCGCATAAACTGTCGGTTTCCTGCGCTTCAGGGGGATGGATAGGCGTTCGGGGTGAGTTTCAATTCTTCCGCCGAATATTCCGTTTTTAGTGTATTTCTCGTACCCGTCTTCGTCGCGCAAGAATCTACGAGCATTTGCCGCCGCGAAACATCGCTCACACCCCGGTGAACATGGTGTACAACCATCAACGAGGGACAACGGCATATCCCAGTACCGGCCAGTTAATATGTCTATCATCCCACCGTCTCCCGCTTGCTCTTTGCCAGCATAGGTTTTCCTGTCCTCGGCTTTTCCGTCTTCCTCGTCCTAATCCTCTGCGTCTTCTTCAGCCCGAATTTACAGGCCTCTTTGTCAATCTGCTTTAGCGCCTCATGGGTGAACCGATAGACCGCAAAGCTGATCATCGTTGTGAGGGCAATCAAAAATACGATTGCGGAAATTCCAAACAGAACTTGGGTTACATTTGATAGAAAAGTTTCAGGGTTCATAGATTTCTCCTTCAAACAAAACACAGGTTCAAGTTCTAGATTCCTGCTTTTGCAGGAATGACAGAGACGGTGTTTCTGTGATCTCCTCAATATCGATGATGGGAATGACCGTTTTCTTGAAATCCTTATCGGTGATGACTGCGACAATGCCCTCAAAATGAAGAAGATAGGTATTACTCCCACCCGAGGGGTCCGCGTGTGGAAAATATCGGACAATTCCATCCTTCATCTTCACTTCGATGCTGGACATGGCATCCCTTTCTTGGAGCCGGATCAGGCCCGGTATGACGGGCATAGCAATAAGATGGCTTGCGCGGCCAGCCGATCTATCCCTTCCGTCGATCGCTTAATCAATTCCGATTTGAGTGAGGCGTTTTCTTCCTTCAAGATCCGGTTCTCTTCCCGCAGGCGATCGATCTCGTCCGTCAAAGCGTTGTGGAATGGTTCATCCATGATTAGGACCTCCTCATGTATGTTTCGGATGAGTCGTCCGGCCAGGAGATGCATTTGACGATTAGGAGGATCATCAGGATGCCGATGAGATTCGGCCAGGGGAACCATTCCCCGTCTGATATTGACAGAATGAGACCAATGAGCCCCAGCAATACGGCTATGAGCTCGATCGCCTTTGTCCTAACGATCTTTTTCATGATGCCGGCTCCGTTTTGATTCGATGCTCCTTGAGATATGCCAGGGATTTGCCGATCAACTTCTGACCGGCCGCATAGTGAAAATTGAACATGGCGACGTCGTGTTCCGACGGCAAAATAAACTTGTAGGGCTTGCCGTCGATCAGGACATCCACTTCATGCAATCCGTCCATGTTATGTATTGTTGACAGATGTCTCAATTCCATCGGCTAGCTCCTCCATATCACGGCACATCAAAATTCCGTATCCCGCCACGTCCTGCCAGGGATTCTTTCCCAGTGGGTCCTTTCGATTCTGGGCAATCCGGAAAAATTTATCGAGGATCCGCACGATCGCCAGGACATCATCGTATTGCTCCGGGACAATTCGGTGCGGGTACAGGATCTTCAGGATGGCGCCCGCCTTGCCGAAGGCATCTCCGTAGGCCTTGTTCTTCTTATCGACCAGCTGGCCGATCGTGTCGCCGATCACCTCGTATTTTCCTGCAATCATCTTTGTCTCTCCATTTTCTCTTGGCATTCGACGCACCGCTTTGCTCTGGGATGGGCCTTCAGCCGCTTGAGCGGGATGGGTTTCTCGCAGCCCAGGCAACAACGGCGTCCATCAATGATCAGAGGGTCATCGTCGTCATATCGATCGGCCGTCAAAGTGTTCCTGATCGCCATATCGTTATAAAGTTCTTCGCGTGCCTGGGCAGCGTCTATATCGTCCATCATGGACTCCTTCAATTTAGGCAGCGACGGCGGTTGACGCATCTATTGCCGGACTTTCCGAAAAACAGAGGCCTATTCCTAGCGGACGATTTTCTGATCCATACAGACCATCCTGGAACCCCTGCACGGCCAGGCATCTCGCATCAACGTCATTGTCATAGGTATGGATCCACCTGGAAACGGTCGCGTCGCTCAAAACGCCGTAACCCTCGCCGTAATAGCGGCGCATCGTGCCGCGGCGGAATCCGAACCAATAAGGAAGATCATCGCCGGCGGAAATCATGTCATCCGCAAGTTGTAACTTCTCTCGATATTCTTTCTCTTCCATGCTCATTCTCCTCTCGCTTAGGATCTTGAAATTCATTTCATGAAGCCCAATATCTTCTGCATGACGGCCAAGGCCTTTTCGGGATCCGAATCCTTCAGCTCCTTCACATCGTCCGGTGTGATCAAGACGCAACCACAGTCCCGAACTACTTTTTTGAGCATGCAATAATCTTTGAGATCGCGCGTTAATTTGACCAGCCATTCGACAGGGGCGTAAAACGGATTTCCGCTCGACGTCGCCCGGTTCGGATTGATCACGTTATAAAAAGAATTCCTCGAAATATCGTTGCGCCGAAATATTTCAGATCTGTCTTCAAACTTGGCGGCCCGATCGATCATCTTGTCAAACATTTCGCCATAAGAATCGCTCATTTAAATAGCCTCCAAAACAAAAAGACAGGACGAAATTCGTCTTGAAAATTCGTCCTGCACTTTCGAGATCAGATTTGGATGTCTAAATTGGACTTGTTCTTTAGGTTTGAGTAAGGACTGACGGAGATGTATTTTGCATTCATGAACGGAATCGAAAAATTCAGAGGGAAAAGACATGCTCAGTAAATCTCCGAAAAACAGTTGCGAATCAAAAAGGTGCGTGATAAAAGCAAAACTAAATAACGGCTTATTCATTAACGCACTGCTGGGGGACCCCCGCCTTTTCCTGATCGGGCCAGAGTTCTTGGACCGTTTTGCCCAGCATCTCGGCAATGCCGATCTGGACCCGTTTCGATTTTTGTGCGCCGCAGACTACAACGGCGATCGTCTTGCGGCTCACGTTGAGCGCCTTGGCGAAATCGCCATAGGTCAGGTGCTGCTGGAGCATGAGGAGTTTGATTTCAAAGTTGATCATGGTTAGTTCCCGGATATTGAAAGGAGAAAATTGTTATGAGTAATTTTGTCAGAGTTCTTATCGATACAGACCCTGAAGAATTGCGATTCAAAGTCCTTTTTGATTTAAATGACTCCGGAGATGTCACTGTTGAATTCAGGAAGAATAAGAAAGATTGCATTAATCTCACCCTCGCCGATTTGGAGAATCTGGGCTATGCCGACGCAAAACGTCTTCTACAAGCCGCTCTAGCCTCCCGCGAAAAACAGGGGACTCAATGAGCGCATGACCGATTGACTGTTGAAATTGATCGACTGCCTCCTGCGATTCGAAACAGTCCAGCAGGAATTGGTTCCACTTAGGGGTTGTTGAGGTTTTTTGATCCATGTGGCCTCCTAAATCATAAATAGTGGCTTATGGGATGGAGTAATAAACGATATTTAACATGATGTCAAGGAGTATTTTACATAATGTCAAATATTTTTGACATAAAGCTATTCCACCGTAACTTGGAACTGTTACGTTCCATGACTGGCCTAAGTAAGCGTAATTTTTGTTATTTATTAAAAATTGAAAACGCTTACCGGAAAGATTTCAAAGCTCTCGGGCTGAAGATGGAAATTGGAATAACTAATAATTTTAAAGGAGTTGATAAAACATGGCTTTTAACGGAACATCCTGAAGGAATTGAAGGAATAAATTTTACGCCATGGCAAAATACAGATATGCAAGATCATCCCGTTGGCAATAGACACAACGTCAATGAATCTCCCGCCGATTACTCCAGACGCCTGACTGACAATCTCATACCGTTCACGTCCGAACATCAATCTCACGTTCAGAACCTCGACGAAGCCGTGCGTTATACCCGACTGGCCTTTGATATTTTGTCATCCGGGACAGGATATGCATCAGCTCTAAAAGAAAA